TCAACGCCAGAATCGTTTCGAATTAAAATTAAACCTGAGTTTGTTTTCTGAAAATTTACAGAATTGCCAGTTCGGATATTTTTGACATAATTTGCCGCGTCAATCATTGAATTGAATGTTTCGGCGCGGATCTTGAGAGGTTGACCAGAAGTTACTTTTTGCATTATTTATTCCTATGATCCAGTGAATAAACTATCAAAATCAAAATCATCATATACGCGCTCAATGTGCACTTCGGCTGGAATCTGAATAGGATTATTATTTGTATCTTTCGACATCTTGTACCGCACCCAAAGGTATTCCCAACCATTTTTCGCTATACCCGTTATGTCGCCGATTGATAATCCGGTTTTATTTTTACTTGCTGCAAACTTATATGTAATTTCCCAATCCTGATTGTCTCCACGCACAGTTCCGATTGCGCCTAAGAATAGCACTTCGCATTCCGCAAAACCTCGGAATGATCCATTATTTGTTTTTCCGGTACCATTAAAAATATTAATATTGAACGCCTGATCGACAGTTTCATAATCAATGTAATGCGTTTCCGTAAAATTATAGATTGGAGAAATAATATCTACACCATCCACCCGCATATCAGGACCGAATCCAGTTACATTAATCGCGCCTTTCCATATGTTTGCACTACCACTAGTCATTTCTCCATCCGAGTTATAAGATTTTACGTGCGCCAATCCGTTTGTGATATGCACGTTCCCGCCGCCAGTATCGAACGAATACACACTCTCGCCTGTCTCGCGCGAAGTTGAATATGACGCAGAGCCATACGTTGCGGTTCCGTACCACATTCCGGTATCGGTCGGATCTCCGATTGGTTCAACTTTCAGAGATTGCAACACGAATGTTTGAAATGTCGTTGGCGCATCCGTATTCAATTGATTTATTGCAGCGGCTTCGCTACTCGTGCCTGTAATGAAATATTTCATTTCGGCGCTTTGGGTTTTGCCAATCGAATACTGTCTTGAATCTGCCAGTTCATATGTTGTGATAGCCATGACGATTCCTTAATTTGCAAACGCAAGCTCTGATATGTTTTGCAGGGCTTTCGTATTTTTTGCTGTTTCCTCGGACGCTTTTGCGATCCGATCAAATGTATTTGTGGATACGCCGAGCATTTGATTCAGGTTTGTCGCCGCGAACGTGCCGGACGATTCTTTCGTGTTTTGCGCGATTCGATCCGCTTCTTGCCGTGCATTTTCAGCCTCTAAAATCTGATTACGAAGTTTATATTCTTTCTCGACAAGATCGACGTTTGCGCCCTCTGCCTTGGCTCTTTCCAGCGCAATGCGCTTTTCAAGTTCCAGTTTTTTCCTGGATAACTCATATCCGTCATATTGCAGTTCAAGCAACAAACCTTCATTTGTGACTTTTTGATAACCGTTGATTTCTGCGATTTCTTTTTGCTTTTCTTCTAACTGCAAGCGCTTCCTTGCGGCTTCTTCTTCTTGTGCTGCTTGCGTGCGCATATTCAGTAAATCAAGACGAAGTTGATATTCTTCATTGATAAGATCGATGATCTTTTGTTGACCTTCTGCACCGGCGATAGCTTCTTCTCTCGCAAGATCAAGCTTTTCTTTTTCTAGAAGATAACCTTCATAAATAAGCTCTAATTGCAATTCCTTGTTGCGCCACTCTCTGGAATCTATTTTTTCATTATCTATTATTGTTGTTTTTACTTTTTTATCTTCCTTCTTATCAACTGATATTGATAATTTAATTGGTTTGGTATTTTTTAACTTGTTAATAATTCCTGTTTCCTCATTCATGCGTTCTTTGAATTTTTTTAACGTTATTAGATTTAAACTAAATTCTTCTTTTAATAATTTTATTTTTTCCTCATGAACTAAAATCATTTTTTTTGTTACATCTTTATTTTCTAATTCCTTGATATTGAACAGCCAGAAGTAAGCATCCTTGATTTTTTCATCCAATCCGGTCCATTCGGCAATCGCCTCGCCTAATTTGAACGCGGCAATCGCAACGCCAGCGGCAATAGCAATCTGGCCGAGAACGGCGGGAAGTCCTGCCAAAACAGCCTTGAAGTTTGTGAATAGTGGCGTGATCTTTGAAATTTGCTCCATAGACAACATTCCGGCGTGATAGGCTTGGAGCGCAACAATCCCGACCTTGACAGTTGCCGTCATGGAAATTACAGCCGCCTTAATTGCAGCTAACCCTGATACGGTTGCCGTGTATGCGGTTTGTGCTGCGAGTAATCCGGCATATGCCTTTTGCGCCATCCAGAGACTTCCGGTTGCGATTTTAACTACACCGGAAAGCGCCATGAATCCAGCGCCAGCAGTGCCCAACACTAGCGCAAGCTTTGCGGCTGTATTAATTAAGCTTTTGTTTGACTCGATGAATTCGATTGAAGCCGTCGCCGCATTCGTAATCGACTCCATCCATGATTGCAACGTTCCGGAGAGAGCCTCGCCGATTGCGATTTGCACGCCCTCTATCGCGGACATCATTTTCCGGAAAGAGCCGCCTAATTCAGAATCCATTGTTTCAGCCGTGCGCTTTGCGGTTCCGTCAATATCTTCAAGCGTTTTTTGCATTTGCTTGAATGATCCGGCGTTCGCCAGCTTTAGCGCAGCGGCCTGACCGCGACCGAATACGGTTTCAAAGATAGATAACCGTTGCGCTGATCCAAGGCTTTTGGTTGCCGCGCCGATATCGCTGATAATAGCCGCGACTTTTCGCAGATTGCTGCTACTGTCAGCAGCAGCAACGCCGAGTCCCGAAAGCTGTTCTTGCACAGCACTTGTCGATAAATTCTTATACGCTCGCGCAAGTGCCGTACCTGCCATAGATCCTTTGATGCCGTTATTTGCTAGAACAGCCAGAGCCGCCGACGTGTCGCGTATATCCTCGCCAGCCTCCACGGCAAGAGGCGCAACATACTTCAACGACTCGCCAAGATCCGTTAATGTTTGTGCTGAATTATTAGCAGTTGCAGCCAATACATCAGCAATCATTGTTGTGTCGTTTGCGGTGAGATTAAATCCGCGCATCGCAGCCGCCGCGATATTAGCAGCCTCGCCGAGTTCGGTTGCCGTGCTTCTGGAAAGATCAAGCGTACTGGAAATCGATGCAAGAATTTCGCCAGTCTTATAACCGGCGCGACCAAGTTCAGTCATGCCTTCCGCAACCTGTTTTGCCGTGAACGAAGTTGACGCGCCAAGCTCTTTCGCCTTGTCGTTCAGCGCGTCAAACTCCGTTCCGACAGCACCTGTTACAGCCTGCACAACCTTCATTTGGTCAGAAAAACCCATGAACGTATTTGTTGCGTACGCAAATGGGATCGCAACCACAGCGGACATGCGCAACATTTGCTGACCGATTGTATTCATGACAGTGCCAAATGCTTTCAACTCGGCTTGCGCCCTGCGAAAGCCTTGCGGCAATTTGTCATCTAAATACAGTTCGACCTTTGCGCGTCCAGCTGGTTTGCCTGTACTCATTTTTTCTCAGCCTTCTTTTTTACAAAACAATCTTTCATCGCCTGAAATGCCGCTTTCGTATCCTTGATCGGTTTTAATTTCTCCCGGTATGGAGAAAAATAATCCGGCGGCAACTGATTTGATTTTGGATCTCGATTTACGTTCACAATCAACGTTCCGAGTTGGCTTGTTCTTGCCCATTCAGCGCGGCCTCTTGCGTCTGCCATCCATACCAACTCACGAAGCGTCAATCTTTCTGGACCGACTCCGACGAGTCCGGCGAGTTCGTAGATGGTTTTCCAGAGTCCGGCAACATCGCCGCGTTTAGGCTCGCCATCGCGTGATCCAGCATTACGCCCCGAAGCGCCCGAAGTTTTTCCAGTGCCGTTTTCAACACGTTCCTCCGGGCAGTCGGGAAAAAATCAATGATCGCGTCCAGCAAAGCGGACGTTGCGCTTTCAATGACATCGCCAGTGATACCAGCGCTAAACGTCTCTTGATCCATGCCGCGAGCTTCAACCTCTTTCTTGCATACGGCATAGATCGCATCCACCAGCATTACCGGATTTTCGGCCATCTGCAAAAACGCTGAATTCTCGGAACTGCTGTTTGATAGAATGTCAACGCCAGCGATATCGCGCATGCGCTTAATCGCAGCAACATCGATGGTGAATACCCATTCACGGCCATTTGAATCAGTAAATGTTTTCATGTTCAGCTTCCTTCAGCCCAAGACGGGGCACGCGTGGAATACGTCGGCTTTGCGGTTACGCTGACAGTAGTAGCCTCTGCAAGCGGTTGATTGATCGTGAAATTAATGATAGTGAAATCGGCATCAAGCCCCTCTCCGTTGCTGTCAGCAACAAAAAGCGCAATTGCTGTTTTATTAAAATATGCGCTTTGGATGGTCGTGAAATCGGTATCCGCAGTATCACAAATCATCGTGAATTCGACGGTTCCGTTTTTCAGCGTTGCGACACTTGCACGCCAACCACTATTGCCGCGCGTAGTCACATCTGCCTCGTCCGTTTCAAGATTCAGCGTCACGTCCTGCACATTGGTCATTTCCGTTGACGCTGTGCTGCCAGCGGTCCCGCGATACAAGACACAATCCATTCCTAATACAATGCTCATCGTCTTACCCTCCAATCATGGCCGAAATCGACCTGTTAAAATATCGCTCGAATTCTTCTGGAAATTTGCGAGCAAAATCGAGCTTTGCCTTTTCAAGCGCCGGTCCCATAACCGGACGTTTCGGATACTTCACACGATCCATTTTTTTCTTGTGCGCATTCCAACGCATTGCGTGCAACCCAAACTCGTGGATTTCGTCAACGTTCCCGCCTCTGTACGAACCAATTTCCACAATCCCGGCAACCTTGTTGACGCTAAACACAATCGATTCCCGTAAAAAACCAGTTCCTTTCGCGTATGGCATTCCAACGGTAGACGGCTTTCCTTTCGCGCGAGAACGGATCGACGATCTTGCAGAACGGCGCACGAACGCGCCCAACTTCGCAAGAGCCTTAATCCCGGCTGTATGCGATTTCTCGCGCAATAGATCAAACCGATCATGAAATTTCGTTTTTACGATAATCATGCGACTTCCATTACATTCAGCGTTATGACCGCGGCGAAAAGCCCGCGCTCAAGCAAATAATCAGGGCTATATAATGTTGGCGCTTCAACGGCGACTTGCTTGCGGTTATCCTCATACGAATAGCGCCGAAAATGCCTGTAAATCTCGTCTGCCAGATACATCATTTCGTCAACTTCACTGTCGTCTTGGCATCTCTTGAAAATTCCGATATCAACCGAATATTCGCATTCATCCTTCGCTCTGGATTTCGGAGTAATGGTTTGCTCCACCGGC